TTGATGTAGTCCCAACATAAGCGTCACCTGTTGATCCCGCTATTTCAGCGCCACCATTAGGGATAACTTCGCCGGCAGTTCCAACAGTGCCATCAGAAGCACCCGCCATAGTAGGAGGTGTTGCATTAGCATTGTTTTGTGCAACTGTTGCTACATCTGAAACATCAAACATTGGTGTATCAAATGCGCTTACGAATGCATCTGCGTCTACCATCACACAAATATCAGCCGGCACATTATCTGATGAGATAACTTGCATGCCTAACAGTCTATTTTGCGCAATTTCGTCTCTATATAAGAACTCACCTAATGAAGATTGAAGCATAGATACATTCAGTTTAGTTATGCTATTCATGATCAAGACAGGTCTTGAGCCAGTTCTATTTGTAACTAAATAACCAAGCATATCCTTAAGGTCGGTGATCATTGCGTCTGATCCGCCACCCGCCGCACCCGCCGCAGTTGAGATGTTATATCTCATGCCCGCCGGACGCACGCCTTCAACTTTGTTAAGTGTTGATAGTAAAGCGTTATCTAAAACAACTGAATAAGACTCTGAAAGTGCCGTTCTTAATAAACCTTCAATTGCCGGTGTTGATCGTTCTGCAATCTCTCTCGACATTGTAGTGATCGCCGCTAGCTTATATCGGTTAATTGTTTCAGCGCCAAAGTCATACTGTGTTAATGGGATTGCACCCGCTTCACCTACCCAAGCCGGCTCTGTCGGTGTAGCACCTAAAGGGTTGCGTCTTGGAATAGTGATTGAGTTGTAACCACCAAAGTTAAGATTTTGAGAAGTCGCCGCAAGTGCCGCCGCAACTGAAGTTGTTTTTAAAGTATCTAAAAACCCTTGAGTTGAATCTTGCACTAGTTCCGCCGCCCAACCTGATGTGGTTGTCATTGCCGGCTGAACCGCAGTCTTAGCTACATAGTCAAATGTTGATTTAACATATTCCTTGTCGCTATAGCGCTCTTCTAAAACTTGCTCAACTGATTGTTTTTTAGCAAACGCAATAAATTTTGCAGTTGCGTGCTTAAACATTAAGTCTTTAACATCAGGGTTGCCCAAATGAGCCGCCTTGATAATTGTTGGCGCTTTCACTGATTCAGCTTTTGAAGCGAGTGCTGATTCAGCTCTTTTAAGTGCCGTTAGTGTATTTGTTGCTTTTTCTACTTTGTTTGATAATTCCTCGACTTCGTTAAGAAGTGACTCGTCATCAGGACTTGCTTCCAATAGCGTTGTTGATTCAACTAAAGCGTCTTTTTGCTTTAGCAGATCTTCGTCAGCAGTTTGGATTTTTTCATTTAAGTTGCTCATGATTTTTTCCTTAGTTTATTGACGCGTAAAATTTGCGCCTTTGCGTTTAAAAGAGTTCTTTCTACTAAATGAGCAGACTCGCTCTCAATGTTGTCCATACTTGACTGACTTTCAACATATTCTGTTAAGTCGTGGCTTTTAGCCACTTGCACTGCTCTTGGGTGTGCCGGTATTGATACCACGCTACACTCTAGCAGTTCTAATTCTTTAAAATGAATGCCACCTTTTTTGTTAGGTGATCCTTTGCCTCTAAATCCAATTGAACTAGACATCGGAACGCCGTCATCAATTAGTTGTTTAATCATCTTGCCCAAATTAGTCGTTGCCGTTTTTAATGTTCCCTTTAATGTGTCACCCACAACACGTAAATTTTCCCAATAGCCAAACGGCTTTGATGGGTCATGATTAAATAGCGCGGGTAGTTTTTTTATCTTGGTTGCGTTGCCATATGCGGCTTTGTCTATAGTGTCGCCATCGCGATCAATAGAGGTTGCAGACATAATAAAGTGGATTTGATCATCATTAGATTTTTCGATGATAGTGCTTAACTGTTTGTTTTCCATACCAATCCTTATGGGTTGTTTTAGGAATAATAGCATAAAAAACAAAAAGACAACAAAATTATAGTAGACTTTAAATGCGGAGGTCGAACTCCTCCTACCTCCGCTCATTTATAGGGCGGTGAGAGCTGATCAACTTGCCGCTTTATATCCTACGCAATCAAATAACTTAAATCATCTGGCAGTCCGGTCTTTTCACCCTCAGTCACCTCATGCAACGCCATCACTGCGGCAACCAATGGATCAATGCGTTGTGTTGATTTGCTCTTGTCTATCTTTTTAGAGCCGGCGGCATCTTGCACCGCAATGGCATTAGCCGCTGACATATTCAGAAGTGGATGTGATCCGTGCCTGATTTTTCCTTCTAGCAATTTAGCCTCAAAACTCTCCAAGCGCGGAGAGAAGTCCTTAAATCCCTGACCAACCGGTGACCACCTTGCGCCCAATAAGGCAGACGCTTCTTCACACGCCTTTCTAAACAAATCTATGCGCCACCTGTCAAAACAAAGCGTGGCGATTGATATGCCTAGGTCGTCTAATTGATCACGCAAGTATGTCGCGACAAACTCATAGTCAATTGTGTTACCTGTAACGGGTATGAGCTTTCCATCCTTTGCCCATTGCGCGTATGGTGCTCGTGATTGTTGCCCACGCTCTTCAATGCCGGTTAATGGGGTGAATACAAACGGAAACAAATGAACCACTCCGTCTTCATCAACGGCGGCTAATACTGCGGCGGTTAAATCATTCCTAGCTGAAAGGTCAAGACCCAATGCACACGGGTTGTTTTTGAATACTTCCATGTTTGGCAATCCTGAACAATTCTTCCAAACCGAAGGTGCTAACCATAGCGACTCTAATGCAACTCTCTGATTTAAAAGAAGATTACGAGAGCTTGCCTCCATTGATGGTAGTCTTTGCGCTTGCTTGAGTTGCTCTTCTAGATCGCTTTCAGATCTAAATATGCCTAACGCCGGATTTGCCTTAACCCATTGTTTTTTATCTAATAGATCGCAGTCTTCCTTTGCTTGGTATAAATGACAAACAGTTTTTTTGTCCTCACTTCTTATCGCGTCGTCAATCATGATGGATAAAAAGTCGGCATCGCTCGGAGCTTGCGTTGAAATGAATATCTGAAGCGCATCCTCGTAAGCACCTTGTGATGTCATGATCGCTTCTAAGAAGGGAGAGCTTGATCCAATCACCTGTCCGGTCTCGTCCAAGATAGCTAACACAGGCGATAATCCATGTGCCGTTGTCCCGTCTGCGGCAAGTGCGCGGTACTCTACATTCCTTGCTAACCCTATAATTTTCTTTTGAGATGGAACAATGCGGGTGACCTGAATCAAATCAGGAGATAGGTTAATCATTTTAGCGGCAAGGTTGAACACCAATGAGGCTTGATCCCTTGATTGCGCACCTGATACGATCTGTGTGTTGAGTTTGGCTTCTGGTCCACAAATATGTGCCAACATGAGTGCGGCAATCAAAGCTGACTTGCCATTCTTCCTAGCGATTCCCAAAATGGCGCGTCGTGTGCCATGTGGGTTGTCGTATATGTCGGTAATAAACTTTTTTTGGAAATCTGCCAACTTTAACGGCGCTCCAACCTTTGCGCCTTCGGGTGTTTTGCAATAAGCCTCAATAAAAGCTATGACTTTTTCACCTCTGGTCATTTGAGTAGCTCGGCTTTATCCCCTGTGAAGTCTTCCCATCGTTTAACGATCACATCGCAGTATTTTGGGTCTAATTCCATCAACCTTGCGTGTCTATCTCTTTTCTCTGAAGCGATCATTGTTGATCCCGAACCTCCAAACAAATCTAGAACAATATCAGTCGGTTTGCTTGAGTTGTTGATCGCGGTCTCCAATAAGGCGATGGGTTTAGTGGTGGGATGCAGTTCTGACTTGGTCGGTCGGTCAATGTCCCAAACATCACATTGTTTCCTGTCCTCTAATGGCATTAATCTTGGTGCGCCATCCTTCCATCCGTACCAAATTGGCTCATATTTGGTGTGGTAATCTTTTCTCGATAAAACAAGAGAGTTTTTATTCCAAATGATCGTTGAACTCCAATGATAGTCATTGGTAGTCAATGACAACATCATGTTTCCCCACTCTTGCGCTGACATCACCACATAGGTAGGACATCCATCCTTTGAGTGCAGATTAAGTTGCTTAAAGGCAGAGTTCATAAAATCTAGGAAGTCTTCTGTTCCCATAAAGTCGTTTAAAATGGTTCTTGGCTTATATCCTTGAGCGTTGCCTCCGGTAACCGCACCATAGTTCACATTCCACGGAGGATCGGTAAAAACCATGTCTGCTAGCTCACCATCCATCAATTTGTCGACATCGTCTTGAACACAGGAGTCTCCACACATAACGCGGTGGTTTCCTAGCTTGTATACATCGCCTAGTTTGCTTGTTGGCTCTTCAGGAATATCAGGAATGGCGTCATCATCCACTAACCCTTCTTTTTCCTCGACACCTAACAGTTTGAGTATCTCATCCTGATCAAACCCCATCAAACTGCCATAATCGGTGGCTAAATCCATTAATTCTGTTTTTAAAGCCTCATCATTCCATGTGGCGTTCATTGCTAACTTGTTGTCAGCGATTATAAGCGCCCTACGCTTGCGATCGTCGAGTCCGGTGATCACCACTGCCGGAATATCTTTTAAATCGAGCTTGCGCGCTCCTAGCACCCTTCCGTGCCCGGCAATCAAGTTGTTGTCCTCATCAATCAACACAGGATTGGTAAAACCAAACTCTCTGATGCTTGCAGATATTTGAGCAACCTGTAAATCCGAATGATCACGGCTATTAAGTGCGTAAGGTATCAGGTCTGTCACCTGAACAATCTTGTGTTCGTAATGCTCCATGTTATCTCCTCTAGTTTAGCGGCATAGCCAACAAAGACTCTGGTGAGTTATTGTCAACCAATGCGCGTGCGTCGTTTTGTCCCTTTGATGGCAAGTTAATGGTGCGTGGATCGTTAGCCGTTTGATTTAAGCTCATTGATCTGATAATTGCCAACTGTCTCCTCTCCAATGTGTCAATCACGCTGATCAGTGGATTAACGATTAAAGTCTCTCTTTTGTTTTTAATCAAAATGCCTGAAACGTCAAGCGTAGCGGTGTGTTGGCGAATGTCAGCTTCTAATTTTGTGATCTTTGAAAGCAAGATTAAGTCCATGTCTCGCCAATCGTCCCTCGCGCGTGCGCGTGAGAATTGCCTGTAAATCGTTCTCTCCTCCTCTGTCCTCAAGGTCACCCCTTCCGGTAGTGGGACATCTTCAAACACGCCTTGAAAGCCCGTGACGGCTTTGGTTGCACTGTTTTTGTCTAATCTCTTTTTGCTCATATTTGCTCCTCTTCCCGATTATACACAAAAATGTTTTTTGGGGAAATTCCCGTAAACGCAAAGAAAAAGAAGTG